GCGGTAAGGAACTCGGTGGACCCGGTGATCAGGTCGTATGCATCCGGGTTGACCAGCGCTTTACTGAAGGTGATGCCAAGTGCGCGGGCTGCCTTCACGACGTTTTTAAAGTCGGTGATCGGGGTCATGGTGGCCAGGTTGGCCGTTGACCATACCACGGCGACGGTCTTCTTGTTCGCGGCTGGCATTCCGAAGTCCACGTACTCTTCATTCACGATTCCCATCGGGTTGTTCGTGGTGGTAAGTTTGACCTTGGTCAGCGACAGCGCCTGCAGGGCCAGGTGTTCAAGCCTCGCCTGTACTCCGTCGTACACGAAGTCCAGGTCGTTAAAGTAATCCTCAAGGACTGCGTCGTTTCCGCGCAGCGCTTTGGTGATCTGGTGTTCCAGAATTTCGGCCTCAGTCTTGCGGCGGGCGATGGCTGATTTGGGGATGTCGAAGTTGAGCTTGCGCAGGCTCTTGCGGCTGGCTTCCGGTGCTTTGGAGTCGAAGCTGATAACGTAGGCGGCCACGCGGCTTCCGGCTTCTCCGATCATCGTCTTTCCGTCGAGGGAGTTGACGTTTTTCACGGGGAAGAGGGTCGGCCAGTACAGCGCCTGGTATTGGCGGGAGTTGAGGTATGACTCGAGTCCTGCCTGGGTGAAACCTTCAATGATAGGTGTCTTCATGCTGATTAGGTGTTAAAGGTGAATTTCGGAAGCAGCGCTTTCAGGGCGGCATTGATCGGGTACGGCAGGGCGCTTTCGCGAACGGCACCGCGGGTAATGACGGAGACTCCGACGTTTTCGTAGAGGGTAGCACCATCGCCGACCTGGACCGTGGCTTTCACCAGTCCGGTGGGGAGGTACTTGTATGGCTGGTTTACGGCCATCGTTCCGGTGGCCGGAGTGATAGCGGATCCTGCCAGTTCGTCACCGGTTACCACGAATTCGCCAAATGCGAACGGTCCCGATGCCAATGCGCGCACGGCTGCCTGGATTTCGACAGCCGGGGTGTTCTTATTCGCGGTGGTACTTGCCAGTGCGATGCTCAGGGTGTTGGTGGCATACGTCACAGCCAGGTTATCATCACCGGCTGCGGAGATACTCACGATCATTCCTGCAGAGGCTCCAGAAGGATCCTTCACGGTGATGGTCTTTCCGGTTGCGATGGTCACAGTCGCGGATGCGAATTCACCCATAACTGCGCTGGTATTTACTTCGACCAGGACGACGCCTGCGCCGTAATTGACAAGGGCTGCCCCGAGGGTCAGGATGTCATAGGCGGTGCTGGTGGTTTTGTCCACCACGGTGATGTCACCTACGGCGAACCCGTCAGTAACGGATTCACCCACTTTAAAGAGGTGGCCTTTGGTGACCCGGATATGTGTCGAGTCAGCGGAGCTGGCGACACACACGGCGGTCTTCACCACTTCGGCCACGCGTGCGGCGACGTTGACCAGTGTACCGGCTTTGATTTCCTCCAGGGTGTCGATCAGCCTGGTCTTATCAAGTCCGGCGCCACCGGGCAGGTCTTCGTGCATGTAGTCAAAGACCACATTGCGCGCTGCGATGGTTTCAGATGTAATTTGCATGTGAAATGAATTTTTTAGTTAATGAATCAGATTTCTTTCCCTTTGATTCCCATGTCTCCGGCTGCGGTGTTACGGCGCTCGGCGATTGATTTGCCGAGGTCGGCGCCTTCTTTGGGATTGTCCTGGGAGCGTCGCGGTACGTCTACCATCAGGCCCGAGTTGATCAGCTCCTGCCGATGTTCGTTCCATTCTGTTTCGATGTTTGCCGCCACGGTGTCGATTTGCGCTTCATCGGTGATGTCGATGGGCACGTGTTTGAGGAAGCTGTCTGGGACCCCTTTGTCTTTCAGTTTCCCGCGCAGTTTCCCTGCGATTGCTGCCTGCCGTTCCTTACGCTCATAACCTTCGACGCGTGCCTGGAGGTCTTTGGCCCATTGCGGGACTTCGTCTTTTGGCGGGTCTGCTGGTTTTGGCGGATCGGCGGGTTTGCGTTCCAGTTCGGCTTTCTGCTTTGCCAGCGCTGTTGATACGCGGCTGTCGATGTCGCCCTGGAATGCTTTGAGGAGTGGTTCGACCCCGGATATTCCGGTTTCGATTTGTGTGTCGTCGGTCACGGTTGCTGCCAGGAAGTCGGCCACGCCCCCGTATGCCTTTTCGCTGAACCCTAAGTTCTGGAACTTAGTTTTCAATGCGGCTAAGATTTTGTCTCTCATCGATGATTAATATTTTTCGGTAAATTTCACCAATGGGAGCATGGGTTTGTGGTGTTTTGGCTATGGGTTTTCTACCGTTTGGCAAAAGGTAAAAAAACAGCCCGGTTGTTGGCCGGGCTGATTATGATTTATCGAGCTTTATGTCTTTTTCGATCCGCCCGCCTTTGAAGTTGTCCTGCACCCAGAACGGCTGCTGCTTATATTTGGCGATGCGTTCACCGTTGCGGGCGACGTAGTCTTTGAACTGCGGCGGTACGTCGGTAATCCTTCCGTCCAGCGGTTTGCCGTCCACGAGGCTGTCGAGAAAGTCTTTTTTACCGGGCAGGATCGGCACAGTGTAACACATACAGTTCGGGTGCCATGCCTTGAACACAAACTCCTTCGGGTACGGCCCTGCAACCTGATCGCAAATGTCACCAGATGGCATCTTTATCCAGTGCTGTTTGCTGACCTTGACCTCATACCCCAAAACGAAGTTGGTGCGTTTCCATCGCCCCTGGTCCGCCATCCGGTAGGCCATATTGATCTCGGTACGGGCCAGACGCATGGCATTCTTGTAGCTGCTGCGATAAACTCCGCGTCCCGGGTGATATTCGCGCGCCGCCTTGCTCAGTTCCAGCTTCCCCGTATTGGCATTGCGCACCCGCCTGAACAGTTTGTCGGGTTCGATCAGCAGTTCGCGCACATCCTGGCTCAGGCTCTGGGCGGAGCGTCCGGTGATCAGCGCCTGGTCGATGTAATCACTCATCATCTGCTTCGCTTCGGTGGTCATTCGCCATATCCGCTCGGATAGTTGCAGCCCCGCGGTTTTGCGTGCCGCGAATGCGTTGAAGGCGTCGGTGTTGCGCTGAAATATGCCGTCACGAACGACGTTACTCACGGGCATCCCCTCGATGTATTCGCTCAGGATTTCGTCGGTCTTCTCGTTTGCCGCGGCCCATGCCCATGCCTGTCCGGATTCGATGACCGTGGTGAGTTCTTTTCGGAAGGCGTCAATGGCGGCGTCAAGCTCTTTGTCCAGGTCCGCGACCCTGACCACGACGCCGCTGGGGCGCTGTGGGTACTTTGCCATGATGGGGGCCACTCGGTCGATCAGGCGCCGGTAGATGATCTTTGTCTGCTGGTCCGTGTGCAGGAGCTTGCGGATCAGCTTCAGCTCATGCTGGTTCGTGGTCCGTTCAGCGGTCATGGAGGTATGAGGTTACTTCGGTGAGAAAGTCGTCAACGGATCGGCAGATGACGTATTTGTTACCGAACTTCTCCGCTGCCTGCTGAAACTCTTTCTGATAGTCGCTCTGCCTGCCTTTTCCAGCCTTCATTTCGATGCACAGAGAGGCGTGTTTCTGATTCGGGACCAGCAGGATCATGTCGGTGACTCCGGGCAGGACTCCCTGTAACTTGAGATTATGGGCTTCGATCGGGTTACGGGATCCGCCGTTGGGGATAGCGAAAAGCATCCATGCATACTCAGGCCACTTAAGCCGGAACACACGCACACAACTGGCCTGTATGTTCGCCTCGATGCCCCTCATTCGCTCTGTCTTAGTAGTTTTTCGATATGGCGCCTTCTCCGCTCCGGTTTCTTCACCCACCAGAAGAAGTATGCCCACAGGATCACGTTCAGACCCGTGGCAATGGCTATAATCGTTAGCTCGCTCATTCGTATGATCCTGTGAGTTCCTTCTGCATCTGTTCGGCTTCGGCGTCGGCATCGGCCTGCATGCGCTGGAGTTCGGTTTCGATGTCACCCACCAGTGGGTTATTCTCCAGCGCCGTTTCGCGGCTTATAAGTGCTTTATTACCCCTGGCCACGGCCAGGATGTCGACGGTCTCCTTGACGTTTTTCGGTAGGTACGGGGTGAACTCGGGTTCCACCTGCAGCGTGTCTACGGCTGCATCGAGGTCCGGCTTGAGTACGGATCCCAGGATGAACTTGAGCAGGTTGAGGCGCCGCTGGTACATCTCGCCGAATAGTTCGATGTCGTTTTCGGCCTTCATGTGGGCGTCGGCAAAGAGGAGTTTGATGGCGAACCCTGACATTTCCCCGCCGATAGCCTGCATCTCCGCGAAGCTGATGGTGGGCGTTTGTGTCATGGCGTGGATCATCTTGTACAGGAGTTCAAACTCGAGTTTTTCGCTCTCTGGCGACTGGTCCCAGGACATGTAGGATGCGTCGGAGTCGGCATCCATCTGGATTACCTTTCCGCTGGTGGTCTTCTCCGGCAGGCTCTTTATGGTCCCTTTGACCTTCACCATCGGGCTGCCGAAGTAGTCATTTGTGTCTCCGAAATTGCTGATTTTTTTTTCGTAGCGGTCGATCATGGTCTGGACGGTCCCCCAGTCCGGCTCCGGCTGAGAGTAGTAAATCACCGGGATTTTCCTGAGCTGGTTCGGGGTTCGATCTTCGGTCCATACGCCGTCGACCAGGGATCGCTTGATGACGAGGTCCGCGGTCCATGTGTCCAGGTGGGTGACCTTCTTTTCACCGTCTTTGAGGATGTACTCCCGGCTGAATGCCACCATGTCGCCGGTCTCATCGAAGTATGGGAACAGCTTATCTCCGGTGGATGGTGAGAGCAGGGTGCAGCGGATCTTGTACTTCGGGATGGTCCCGGTGACTGACTTACGCTTCTGCCAGAATTTCGGATCCTCGACCACGTACCACAGTTCTGCCGCT